AGCCATGCCTGATGCCAGCAACGCCCCCAGCCAAGTTGAAACCGCCGCCCGCGACATGGGCTGGCGTCCTCTCGAGGAGTTCCGCGGTGACCCTGCCAAGTGGGTCGATGCCGAGACGTTCGTCTCTCGGGGCGAGCATTTCCTCCCCATCTTGCGTGCGAATAACAAGCGCCTACAGGAGCAAACCGCCGAACTGACTTCCTCCCTTGAGGAGACCCGTGCGCTCCTCGCCGCCTCGCAAGAGTCGATCAAGGAGTTGAAGCGCTACCACGACGAGGACACAGCCCGCCAAGTCGCTAAGGCCCGCAAGGACCTCGTGGCGGAAATCAAGCAAGCGCGCGAAGACGGCGACGTTGACAAGGAACTTACCCTCCAGGATGAAGTCTCTCGTCTCGATGCCGCAGTCGCCGCTGCACCGAAGAAGGGAGAGCCTGCTTCACCGCCACCTTCTTCCAAGCCAACCACCCAGGCCGCGGACCCAGCGTTCACTGCTTGGGAGGCAGACAATCAGTGGTTCAAAACTGACTCCCGCAAGCACGCTCTTGCCATGTCCATCGCCACAGAGCTGCGCGCCGATCCCGCCAACAACAAGCTGGTCGGCCGCGCGTTCTACGATCGGGTGACCGAGGAGGTCGAGGCCTACCTCGCCCCCGCCGGCGGGACCTCGAAGGTGGGCACCAGTCGTTCCGGCGGCGGCAACGCCCCTGCGCCCGCAGCTGCGGAGCGTAAGTTCACCGACCTGCCCGCCGACGCCCAGGCTGCCTGCGCCGACTTCGCCAAGAAGCTCGTCGGCCCCGGCCGCGCCTACAAGGACTTGGACACCTGGCGTGCCGAGTACACCCGCAAGTATTTCGAAGGAGAATCAGCTTGAACCCCACCAGCAACCCCTCGCCGTTCGCCGGCAAAGCCGCTGACATGACGGCAGCCAATCCAGCCAATCCGCCCGAGAAGGCCCCGCGTAAGCGCATCCCAATGGCGCTGCCGACCCTGAAGCTCTCTGTACCGGAGATTCCCGGCTACAAGTGCTACTGGTTCCGTGGGGCTCCCGGCCGGATCCAGCAGGCCATCAACGCCGGCTACGAGTTCGTCGATCGCGGCGAAGTCGAGCTGAACCACGGCGGCCTCGCCAACAGCTACGACGTTGACGGCAACACAGACATGGGGACCCGGGTCTCCGTCGCCACCGGCGATGGCTCCGACAGTTCCCAAAACGCCCGGCTCTACTTGATGAAGATCAAGAACGAGCTCTGGGAAGAAGACGAGCAAGGAGTGGCAGAGAAACACGAAGGCATCGCGGCTCAACTGCGTGGAGACAAAGGTTTCTCCGCGGCTGGCAGCGACACTACCAATCGCTACTCGCGTGGCGAGAACCGCAACCTTTTTACCCCTAGGAGGGCCAAATAATGGCCAACTCAAACGCTCCGTTCGGGCTCTCGCCAGTCGAGTACCTCAACGGTTCCAAGTGGAACGGGCAAGTCCGCCGTTACTACATTCCGTCCAGCGACGGCAACGCCTACGCCATCGGCGACCCTGTCACCCTGGCTGGCAGCGCCGATGCCCGTGGTATCGCCTCCGTTGTGCTCGCCACTCCCGGCAGCGGCATGATCGGGCCTATCGTTGGCATGGGCGGCCTGCAGTACGGCGGCATGTCTGGTGACCCGACCAACCTGAACACGACGGTGATCCCGGCGACGAAGACCAAGGCGTACTACGTCCTGGTCGCAGACGACCCTGGCATCATCTTCGAGGCGCAGGAGATCGGCACGGGCACTCCGCTGGCCGCCACCGATACGGGCCTGAACGTGAACATGGTCGCTGCTACCAACAGTGGCTACCTGTCCTCGTGGGTCTTGACCAACACGACCGAGGCGACCACCAACACGTTGGACTGCAAGCTGCTGGGCCTGTCCCAGCGCAATCCGAACAACGCGTTCGGCGCCTACGCGGTCTGGAACGTCCTGATCAACAACCACCTCTACCGCGGCGGCGTGACCGGCGTCTAAGGAGAAACTACCATGCCAGCTGGCGTCATCAACACAGGCACTCACCCGAAGCTGCTCTGGCCCGGGATCCACGCGATCTGGGGCCAGGTCTACACCGAGAACGCCAAGGAATACGGCGATCTGTACGACACCGAGACGTCCGAACGGGCGTACGAGGAAGACGTGCAGGTCACCGGCTTCGGGCTCGCTCCGGTCAAGACCGAGGGCAACTCCGGCTCGTTCGACAGCGAAGTGCAGGGCGCGGTCTCCCGCTACACGCACATCGCCTACTCCCTCGGCTACATCGTGACCTACGAGGAGCTGGCGGACAACCTGTACGCCGAAGTCTCCAACCGTCGGGCCACCGCCAACGCCTTCTCCATGCACCAGACGGTGGAGACGGTCTGCGCTTTCCTGTACAACAACGCGTTCGCCTCCACCTACTTCACTACTGGTGACGGCGTCGCGCTGATCTCGGCTTCCCACGTCAAGGCGACGGGCGGCACGTACTCGAACGCGCTGACCCCGTCGGCGGACCTGAGCGAGCAGGCGCTCGAGGACATTTGCGTTCAGATCATGAACGCCGAGAACGACCGTGGGCTGAAGATCGCTCTGATGCCCGAGTCGCTGCACGTGTCGACCGCGGAGTGGTTCAACGCGAACCGCATCCTGAAATCGGTGCAGCAGTCGGATACTGCCAACAACAACATCAACGTCCTGAAGGCGACGGGCGCGTTCCCCAAGGGGATCAAGGTGAATCACTACTTCACCTTGCCCTCTTCGTGGTACGTCCGCACGAACTGCCCGCAAGGCATGACGATGTTCTGGCGGCAGCAGCCGGACCTGCAGCAGGACAACGACTTCGCAACGCGCAACGCGCAGGCGCTGTCGTACATGCGCTTCTCCGTCGGCTGCACCGACCCGCGCGGCATCTACGGCTCGCACCGGCCGTAAGCTAGCTTAGGCTCCTCGCGCCCCGGCATCCCGCTGGGGCGTTTCCTCCCCAAACGCAAGGAACTTTCATCATGGGCACTCCCGTTCGCTTCCCCTTCGGCGTCACCAACGTCGAGAAGCACACCCCCTTCGCGCAGCTCGGCTTGCCGCTGCCGATGACCTACCATACGTACTTCAACGACTTCGATCACTACGTCGCCGGCGACTGGACGATCACCAACGTCGGCACCACGCCGACCCAGGCCCTGACTGACGTTGACGGCGGCGCGCTGCTCTTGACGATGGCGGCCACTGACGACTCGTCGTCCTTCCTCCAGAAGAAGGGCGAGTCCTTCCTGCCGACCTCCGGCAAGAAGCTGTTCTTTGCGGCCCGCTTCAAGGTCAGCGATGCTACCCAGTCCGACTTCGTTGTCGGCCTGCAGGTCACGGACACCACGCCCCTCGACGTGACGGATGGTATCTACTTCCAGAAGGACGACGGCGACGCGAACGTCGACTTCTACGTCTCCAAGGACGCCACGACCGGTCGCTCAACGACGACTGCCGCTACCACCGTCACGACCGACACGTTTCTCGAGTTGGCCTTCTACTTCGACGGCAAGCGCTACGTGACGCTGTGGAAGGATCGACTGCAGGTCGGCGTTGTCGACCTGACGACGACCTTGGCCACCTACCTGCCGGACACCGAGTTGACCATCTCCTTCGGCGTCCAGAACGGTGAGGCCGTCGCCAAGACGATGACCGTCGACTACATCTTCGCGGCGCAAGAGCGCTAAGGAGCCGACATGGCCAACACCGTCACGAGCCATACGCTCATCGACGGTGACCGCAACCTGGTGATGCTCTTCACCGGGTTGCTGGACACCTCGAATGAGTCCCGCGTCATCAAGGTTGACGCCTCCACCTTCGTCCCTGCCGCCACGAAGATCCGGATCGATTACGTCCAGTATTCCATCTCAAGTCAGCTGTCGCTGATCCTCGACTGGGACGCTGACACTGATGTCCGCTTCCTGGCCCTCTCCGGCCAGGGCGAAATCGAGGCGTGCAAGTTCGGTGGCCTGCAGAACAACGCAGGTACCGGCGTTACCGGCGACATCGCTTTGACCACCGTCGGCTGGGCGTCGGGCTCGCAGTCCTACACCCTCCTCCTCGAAATGACGAAGGTGAGCTTCTGATGACCACGCCCGTTGATCTCTACACGCCCGAGCGGCTCATCAAGCAGGCGCTGCGAGATTGCGGGCGCCTCCAGTACGGCAGCACCCCCACTACCGAGGTGTATGACGATGCCCTGTCCCGCCTGAACGACATCATCAACACCTGGCAGACCCAGGGCCTCAAGCTCTGGCTTAACTCCATCGTGACGCTGGATCTCGTCGAGGATCAGGTCACGTACACCCTCGGCCCTTCCGGCAGCCCTGTCGTAGCGAAGCCCGCCCGCATTCTTGCTGGTTGGTTCGTCGACTCCGCCGGGGCCCGCCGCCCCCTCCACCCGCTCTCGTGGACGGAGTACTACTCGTTGAGCAACCACTCGACGAGCGGGTCTGTCAATAGTTACTTCGTCGACAAGCAGCAACTCAACCTCGTCGTCAAGCTCTGGCCTCCCGCCGACGCCACCGCCGCTGCGGGGACCGTCCAGCTTCTGCGCCAGGAACAGCCGACCGCCTGGACGGAACTCGATGCCGACATCGCCTTCCCAGTCGAGTGGTTCCAAGCCCTTCGTTGGGGCCTTGCCGACGAGTTGTGCTCCGGCCAACCCCAGCTCATCATGGAGCGGTGCGAGCGCAAGGCGATGATGTACCGCGACCTGCTCGAGGACTGGGACGTCGAAGATCCCTCCACTCGCATTGCCCCTGACATGAGTTTCGGGCAACCCTCCAGGTTCCAACGATAGGGGCGTAAAATTGGCGAATTATACGCGCGATCCGCCGAAGGAAGTTTCCCTTCCTCTCCGCTTGCCCCTTGTGGGCCTACCGAATCAGCGGGCTGCCTCCGCTGACGAGGACTCCCGTCTGGTCAACGCCTACGTCGAAGTCGGCCAAGACGAGGTTGTCCGCGTCGTGAAGCGACCGGGCCTTGTCGAGCTCTACGACAACGGGGGCTACGGCGCCGGGCTGTTCGAGGATTACTCCTTCTTCTTCACCGCCGTCGAGGGTGGGTGGGAAGGCAAGGTCTACCAGAACGGTACCCTCCTTGGGACGATGGCGAGCTACTCCGCCAGCACTGCGACGCCGCCGACCCGCTTCTTCTACTTCAATCGCGTCCAGACGGGCCTCAGTACAACGACCGTCCTGTTCCACGACACGTACAGTGTCTGGACGTACAATTCCTCTGACGGCCTCGAAACGCTTCCCTTCCAGGGCAGCAGCACCGTCGGCCCCGACTCGTACAACCTCGTCGAAGGCAGTACGACAGCCACGAAGGTCTCTGGTACTACCGATGGCCTGCTGAAGTACTCCGAGATCTCCGGTACCGGCATCGCTACTGGAACGCTGATCGAAAGCATCGACTCGACTACCGAGATTACGATGTCACTCGCTGCGACCGCTGGCGGGGGCATCTCCGCCCTCACCTTCACGCTGTCGGGCCCGCCCGATCAGACGACCGGCAACCGCCCGCAACTCGCGATGGGCGTCGAGGACCTCAACACGTCCTCTTACCTCCTCACTTACTACACCGCAATCGTTGGCAGCGATCCGCTTGACCCGCGTGCCTGGGATCCCCTCAACATCATCTACGCCTATGCGGACGTCGGCAACGCTGTCCGCCTGGCGAAGAACCTCTCATACCTCGTCGTCTTCAAGGGCTTCGCCACCGAGTTCTTTCGCGACGTCGGCGTCTCCCCCGGCTCACCTCTCGAGCGCCTCGAGGGCCTGAAGCTCGCCATCGGCTGCTGGAATGGGCGGACCGTCTGCGAGATTGATGGCTCCCTCTTGTGGTGCTCTTACACCGAGTCGGGCCTCAAGTCTGTCTACATGATGGTGAACCTTAAGTCGGAGGAGATTGCCTCCCCAGCAATCCGCCGCATGCTGGAGAGCCTTGACCCCAAGTACGCCATCGCCTTCTCCGTCTCTGGCCACTCCTTCTACGTCCTGACCGACCCGACCGCTGGAGTGTCGATGGTCTACGACATCACGTCAAGGTTGTGGTGCTACTGGAACGCTCTCGGTACGACGTACTTCCCCTTCGTCTCCGCCGCCATCGTCGCAGGCGATGCGGGCGTGCGCTTGCAGCACGAGTCGGACGGGAAGATCTACCAGCTCGACCCGGACGTGTTCCTCGACGGAACCGAGCCGATCGTCATGGACATCTACACCCCGCTGTTCGACGCCAACATGCGTCTGGCGAAGTACGTCGAGCGCATGTATGTCAACGCCGATCAGGAAGTTGGTAGCATCCTCAAGCTCCGCGTCAACGACGAGGATCAGGCGGCCGACGAGTGGACGGACTACCGTGAGTTCGACCTGGGGCATCCCCGCCCGGCGCTGTATGACTGCGGGTCCTTCACGAAGCGGAACTTCCACTTCCGCCACGAGTCGGCGACGGCCTGCCGCCTGGTATCCGTTGAACTCGACCTCTTGCCCGGGACGCTCTGATGGCCTCGCGAAGCATTCGCCCTCCCCTCAAGCACACCCCCTTTACGGAGCTGCTGCCTGACGGCACCCAGTTTGTTACGAACCCGTGGTACGACTGGGCGCTTAACCTGCAGAAAGCGATTGATACGCTGCGGGTGATTGTAGGCGACCCGGATGGCGACGGGATCGTAGACGATGGAGGCGGCGTAGACGACGTGAACAGCCTGCTCGCTGCGGAGGTGACGGTCTTCGCCCGTGATATGCTGCCGTCGGTAACGGGCGGCTGCTCTACTCTCACCGCCATCGAGTTCGGCACAGGACAGCCCAACGTCCACGCCCTCCTTTTCGACTCGACGACCGACGAGTCGGCAGACTTCCACGTCACCCTGCCCTTTTCGTGGGCCGGCAAGTCGTTCAAGGCTTACGTCTACTTTACGCAGGAGACCGCTGCTACCTCCTACGGTGTGGTGTGGGAACTCGCAGCGAACTGCACCGGCGACGACGAGAGTATCATTCTCGACTTTGAGACCGGCTCTCTCATCACCGAGTCGCGGGTCACGCGGGCAGGCAAGCTGTACATCACCGCCCTGAGCGAAGCAATCCCGATCTCCCGCCAGCTCAACCGCGATGGGGATCTGTGCAGCCTCCGCATCTACCGCCGGCCCTCGAACACTAGCGACAACCTCAACGTAGACGCAGCGCTGATCGCAGTGCGCTTTGCCCTCGCAGATACGCTCCCCGATCCAACAGCTACGGACGACGAGGACCCATACCTCGAGAACGTTATCCTCCTCGTGCAAGGCGGGACTGACGGCGGCCTGACGATCGAGGACAAGAGCGTCTATGCCAGCACCGCGACGATCACGAACTACGCTACGTTCGACGACACGCACCAGGTCTTTGGCTCCAACTCCATCAAAGCAACGACGATCTCTTCTGCCATCGGCTCGTTCTCCAGTTCCGGCGCAAGCTCTCGTTTTGGCCGCATCTCCGGAGACATCTTCACTATCGAGTGCTGGCTCTATATCGATACGCTCGAGAACTTTGCCCCCTCCTCCTTCACCTTTTCTTGGTGGGTAGCGGGCTTGCGAATTCTCGAGGTCGGCACCTACGCGAACACCGCCGGAGCTAAACTGCGGTACCGCCAGAGCAGCGAAACATCCCTCGAGACAGTCTCAATCTCTGCGGGGGTGTTACACTTTCTCCAGCTCAACATCAACGCAGACAATACCTACACCCTCGACCTCGACGGGACAGTTGCCTACAGCGGCACTAACGCGCATGGGAATGGCAACGCCGGGACCTACGAGTTCTTCGTCGGTGCTGCAGGCTCTACTGGCAGCGCAAGCGGCCCGACAACCGCCGTCTGGACTTCCCCTCTCCGTATGACGAAGGGCATCGCCCGTGCTCGCGGGTCCGTCCCGACACTCCCCTTCCTGACCGCTGAGGATACCGAGTCCGGGCCCGCCATCAGCGCTCGCTGGTATGAGAGCAACGCCTATACCCTGATCAGCGATCGCCTTGCCCCTACCGGCCTCAACTGCATTGCGAACTTCAGTTCCGCCACCGACCAAGTCGGCATCGCGCACGTCTCCTCCGCGGACGGCACCAATGCTCAGGTCACACGAACCGGCAAGGTCTACCTCGAGTTCCCGACTGGCGCAGATTATGGCAACTTCATCGGCGTCCTGGCGAACACCGGCTTCACAGCGGGCTTCCCTACCACCGCCGAGCCATTCGGGACCGCCGGCTACTACTGCATCCATAACATTGACTACCGGGCCCGCTCTCCCGGCCTGATCACGAACGGCACTGCCAGCACGAATGCGACGTACGACTGGGAACCCGGCGACACGATCGGCATGGCGATCGACTGGGATACCGGCAAGGTCTGGTTCAACAAGAACACGATCTGGCTTTCCGGCGATCCCGCCGCAGGGACCAGTCCGACCTTCACCCTGCCGAGCGGGGCCTTCACAATCGTTGCTGGCGCGTACGTGCTGAGCGGCGAGATTCAAGTCGTCGACCTGCGGGCCCGCTCCGGTACCACCCTGCTACTCCCGCCTACCGGCTTCAGCTGGTACGCATAAGCCAAGACATCTGACAGTCAACTTAGGAGATTCTATGTCACTCTATGACGATGCTCTGGCTGCGGGACGACCGCAAAATCTGACGCCAGACCAGCTAGCCCAAATCTTGCAGGGCCAGCTCGAGGGCTACTCCATGGTCCGTGATACGACCACAGGAGGCTACCATACCGGGACCGACCAGTACACACCAGGTGCTGGACGAAACCTGATCTACGGCCCGCAGAGCGGCGGTACGTGGGGCACTCAGTCGAACGATGTGTGGGACGAGCAGGGTAACTACATTGGAACCAGTAGCGGGGACTCGACGGCGCTGGGGCTGGCGAAGTTTGGTGTTATGTCAGCCGGCGCCTACTACACTGCAGGGGCGGCGAACGGACTGGAGTCCTCCATGGCCACCGGCGGAGCTGACGCTGCCACCTCGGCTGCTTGGGGGCAAGGTGCTGGGCTTGGCGGCGATACCCTCTCAGCGATGGGGGCTACAGGCGCTACTCCAGGCGCCGTCGGTATGACAGCTGCGGAGGCAGCAGCTGCCGAAGCCGCGGCTACCGCTGCCACACAGCAGGCGGGCGTCCAGACCATCGAGATTGTAGGGAGCAAGCTCCCCGCCGCTGTCGGGCCTGGCATTACGGCTGCCGAGGTCGCCGCGCCAATCGGGGCGGAGCTGACGATGGAGCAGCTCGGCAACATTGAGACCATCCCAGAGGATATTGCGGACCCTACGAACTACTCGAACGAAGGTCGCAACTATCCGACGGAGACCTCGACGCAAGGTCCTGGTGGCTCCCCCATCAACGCTTCGCAGTTCCCTCCTGGCGAAATGCGGGACGTGAATGGGAACATTATCCCTCCCGTCAATACCAGCACGGTCACGCCCGGCACCAACACAGTCACGCCTGGAACACAACTGCCTGGCGGGACCAACCCCCTTGGCACCAACGACTTCAAGAACCTGTTCGACGTGCTCTCCGGCCTCTACGGCCTCAAGCTGGCGAACGACGCTGCGGCGAAGTCCGACCCCTTCGGCCCGTACCGCGAGGGCTACGCCAAGAAGCTCCAGGCGCTCGAGGCCAACCCAGGAACGCTGAGGAACACGCCCGGATTCTTCACCGGCCAGGACATGATCAACCGCTCGATGGCCTCGAAGGGCTATCTCGGGAGCGGCAACCAAGCAGCGGCACTCCAGCGGTTCGGCGGGGACTTCTACCACCAGGAGGCCAACCGCCTAGCAACTCTCGCTGGAGCCAACATTAACCCAGGTAACACGTACTTCAACGCGGCTGACCTTGCGGGCCGCAGCCTCTCCAACATTGGCTACGGCCTTTCACCTTACATGCAACCAGGGGGTCCGCGATGAGCAACGAACTGTTCATGGGCGGGACGCGCCTCTACGCGCGCGACCAGGCCGACCTGCAGAAGATCGCCGCCGATACGGAGTACACGAGGCAGCGGACCCGCAACGAGGCGGCTGATGCCGCGGCGAACGCCCAGCTCAATCCCCTCCGCGAGCAGCTCCTCCGCGGCCAGGCCGAGCACCAAGGGACGATGGCGGAGCTGAACCGCGCCCAGACCTCCCACCAAGGTGTGCTCTCCGACTTGAGCCGAGCCCAGGCGACCCACCAGGGTGCACTGACAGACCTCAACAAGGCGCAGGCTTCGGAAGTCCTGAGTCGGATTGCACGCGAGGATCAGGTCGCTGCGACGATCGCACGCGCTGTTGGAGGGAAGAAGTCCTCAACCTTCTACCCCACCTTCGACGACGAGGGCAACCCGATGCCGCCCGTCGACGACACTGCTACGGGCATTGCCGACCTTGCTGACCTCGGCCAGAAGGTGATGGCAGCGGGGGACTTGACGAAGGGGGAGAAGCTCGTCCGTCTGGCGGCTGACCTCGAGCAAAAGAAGGCTGCGACTCGCGTCTCGGAGGCGAGTGAGGTCGTCCGCAAGACGAATGCCGAGGTCAAGAAGCTGGAGTTCATGCGGCAGGTCTTCTCGGGGGTGACCGACCCGGCGAGCCACGCCCGCGCGTTGCTGCTCCTCCAGGGTAACTCCCTGACCGCCGACGAGAAGGTACCGGAGGGGCTGCGAACCTACGACCCGAAGATGATCTCCCAGTTCCTCGCTGGTTCGAAGACTGCTCTCGATAAGAAGCGCGGGGAGATCCTCGCCTTCAACGCCGGCTCTGCCGACCAGGCCCGTAAGGCTGCGCAGAACACGCGGGAGTACCTTGCCGAGTTGGCCAAGCGTCGGACTGACGCCTACGTCGAGCGGGCAGGCGCAATCGCGAAGGCCGGGGATGAGAAGTCGGTCCCGCTGCCATCTTCCGCTGAGGTCAAGTTGATGCGCCAGGAGCTCGCCGAGGAGGGCATCGAGTTCGAGGATGATGATGGCGAAGCGCTGATGGAACTGGCCGAGCAGGCCAAGATTATCACAACGCGCAACCCGGCTGTCTCCCGCAAGGAGGCCATCACCCGTGTGGTTGGGGAGGCGCAAAAGCGGGGCGACCTCACTCCAGGGCAGAAGAACCTGATTCTTCCCGACAAGAAGGCAAAGTACAAGCAGAGTGAGGGGACTGTCGCAATGCCCCTCCCGCTGCCCGCCTCCCGTGCGGAGCTGGTTGTGGGGAACTACTATCGTGGCCCCGACGGGCGAGTAGAGAAGTGGACTGGCTCCGGCGGCGAGCCGGTTTCGAAGCGCGTTCCTAAGCCGGGGAAGTAACATGCCAAGCATCTTCGATTCCCTTGCTGACACGACCGAGGCTCCCACCTCTACGAAGACTGGGAGCATCTTCGACAGCCTTGCGGGCCCGCCGCCGAGCGCCCCAACGGCCTCCACCCGCCCTGGTGAGATCCCGCGGGACACCTCGCTGAAGGCCCCGCCTGCCGCCCCGCAAGACGCAAGTACTCTCGGCAAGCTCGTCCGGGGCCAAGGCGTCCTCGAAACTACTGCCGACGCAGCGGACATCGTCCTGGGGGGCCTTCCCGCCATTATCCTCGGCACTCTCGGCGAGGTCACGCAGCGCGTGTCGAGCCTAGTCGACGGCCGGGGCTACCGCGAAGGGGCGAAGGCCGGCGCCGAGTTCTCTCGCTCAATGGGGGAGAAGTTCGGACGCCCGATCTTCGACAACCTTGTTGCGACTGGGTTGCTGGACCCGAAGACTCGCTCCGTCCCGATGCAGGCGATGGACAAGCTTGGCGGGTACCTCGAGCATGCCGCGACTGTCGTCGAGCACGATACGAAGGGAGCGATCTCGAGGGAGGATTACCTGGCAAGCATCAACGGCTTCATGGCTGCGATGGGGGTGAAGGGCGCGCAGGCGATGACGCAAGGTGCGCTCAACCGCGCGAAGGCTCGCGGGACGAAAACCGCTTGGGACACAGCCCTCGAGCGCTACGATGCAGAGGAGCAGCTTGCGCGGCAAGTAGAAGTCGAACGGGACGCGGCCAAGCTGACTACCCCTGTGGCTGACGCCACGAAGATTCGCCTGATGGCACGCACGCCGAAGGAAGCTACTCGCACTCCGAAGCAGGCGAGGGAGGACGCAAGGGCTGCCTTCTCGACGCCGGAAGCTGGAGAGCAGGCGGGCCTCATCGACAGGCAGGCGGGGTATCGCGAGGAACTCGCGGCGCAAGAGGCGGCCTTGCGGGACCGCTTCCCGCCGAGTGGGGAGCGTACCGGGTCTCGCGGGCCCGTTGAGCTGAACCTCGAGGGTAAGGAAACTCCAACGACCTACAGCGGCAACCAGCCCTTCCATACGGCCGACACGACTACGGCGCTGAAGCGAGGTATCGTTGCTGACACGCCGATCGAGACGGAAGGTACGCTGCGACCTGCCGCTCGCCCTGCTCTCGACACCGCTATCGAGAAGGTGAAAGGCGGCCGCCTGTTCGACATGACTGCGGAGGAGCGGATTGCGCTGCGGAACTCCGTCGACATCACGGACCCGAAGGTCATCACTGCGGCGGCTGTCGGAGCGACGGGACTGGGGCTGGCGATGGCCTACGAGCCCTCAGCGGAAGAAGCAGCCCTCGCGATCGGCGCTGGCGCTCTGCTCCGGCGGGGCGGCGAAGGCCTGCCAATGCGGGAGCTGCTGGCCAAGCCCGAGGCCACTCCCCTGGGTGCGTTGCTCGAGGCGTCCGCCTACACGACCTCGACCCTCGAGAAACTCGCCGAGCAGTCACCTGGGAAGTTCGAGTTCAAGAAGTCGGCGGTCGAGCAACTGCTCAAGCGCAGCGATGTGACGAAGCACGAGCGCGAGCTGATGACTGCGGCGATGGCAGAGGTCCCGCGAGACACCGTTACAGCGAAGGAGCTGATGGTCGGTTTGAAGCTGGCGACGAAGGACTTTGAGCTGACGCCGGTGAAGTCGGATAGCTATGCTGCTTACGGTCTCGATAGAATTGGTCGAGAGGAACTTAATCCAGACCTTATGGTTGAGTTAGACCTCCCGCCGAACGAAGTTAATCTTGAGCCGACCACCCGCGTCTATCGCTCCCCCCTTGAGCTCGGCTCGAACAACCACTTCAACGATCCGAACTACTTTGCCCACACCCGGTCGTTCACCGAGGATGGCGTCCGCCATGTGGTAGAGCTGCAGAGCGACCTGGCGCAGAAAGCGGGGAAGGTACTGAAGCCGGAGGAGAGAGCAAGTCTAATTCAAGAAAAGGCATTATATGACCGCCTGTCCCTCGTTACTGAGGAGGCACACAGTACGGTCAATGATACGCGCTCAACTCTTAACGACTACATTACCGCGCTAAACAAGCTTGAGGCCGCTTACGACCCTGCTGTATGGCCGGACGTTAAACTTCGAATCGGGCGGCTACTTGACCAAGAGACTAGGCTTGACCACGAGGCACTAAAGCCTGCAATTCGAGACAAGCTAAATGAGTTCTCTGATGCCGGAGAGTTCGACAGAATCTTCGATCTCGTTAAAGAGGCGCTTGTGTCGGCGGGCCGTCAGATTGATAGGAGCCACCTATCGCCACTGTCTTCTGCGCTTGAGTACGCCCTTTATAAAGAGACAACGCAACTTAACGCTCACCGCGCGGAGGTGGGGGCTAAACTCGGTGAGAGCGGCGCCCTCGAACCTATCGCCCCCATGCTTAAGGACTGGCACAAGCGCCTCGTCCGCGAAGAGCTGGCGGACGCCGCCCGCAACCTTGAGCCGAGCGTGCGGTTCGCCACTGCAGACACGGTTGCGAAGGTGGAGGGGTGGCCAGAGCAACCTCGCTTTGAGATCAAAGGGCAAACACCGATCGAGCCAGCCTCACGCTTCCGCCCTGAGCATCAAGGCATCTACGACCGCTACCAGAAGGACGTAGAGAAGTTCCTCCGCCAACTCGGCGGCAAGCCTTACACCGATCCAGCCGGGCACACGTGGCTTGAGGTTCCGCTAGGAGAACAGCAGAAGGCCTTGCCTGGTGGCGGTGCCCGCACGCAGATCGGGGGAGTGGATCCGGCGCTAGCGAAGGCCGTGGGCCTCGTCGGCGGGTCCGCCGCCCTGGCCGCCTGGCTCTCCCGCGACAAGGACAAGGTCAAGCACGCCGGGATGGCCGCGCTGCTGACGGGCCTCGGCATGCTCGCCCACTCCCGCGTGCCCGCGGTCGCCAAGATGGTCACCGACACTATCGACGGGGTGCAGAATCTCGTCGGGAACCTCTCGACCGACAAGGCCGTCTCGGCTCCACTGCTCCGCCGTCTGACCTCCCACGCGGAAGAGGAGATGCGTGGCGTCCATGACTCTGGGAAGAGGATCGCACCGTTCCTCGAGATCGTCGATCGGCTGCCCCAGGCGGTGCGCAAGGACCTTGATGCGGCGCTGAGCAACGGCCGCACCTCCGACATCGTGGCGGCAGTTGGCAAGGCGGCAACGCCGGGCCTGCTCAAAGCTTGGAATGAAGTGCAAGCCGAGCTCAAAAGCCTCGGCAACCAACTCATCGCCGTAAAGGGGCTGAAGGAGTTGCGGCCCGACTACTTCCCGCGGATCGTCAAGGACCTTCCAGGCCTGATGAATGCGATCGGGAAGGAGTTCTCGACGCCCCTTCAACAAGCCCTCGAAGTAGCAGAACGCAAAGCGGGCGGCTTCCTCGACGAAGCGGGGCGCGCCCAGGTCGTTAACACCTTTATTGAGAAGAACCTGCGGGCAGCGACCGTCGGTGGGAAGCCGAGCTTCTTCAAGCGCCGCACCATCGGTGATGTGACCGTAGACCTCACCCCCTACTACGTCGAGCCATCACAAGCCCTCCCCCTCTACATCGGCTCCGCGGTGCGCGCGATCGAGAAGGCGAAGTTCTTCGGCAAGGAACTCGTGCGGGACGATGGTGGCAGGCCGAACCTCGAGGCCTCCATCGGGAACATCGTCGCCCGCGAGATTGACGCTGGGAACATCACGCCAGAGAACTTCACGCGGCTCACCGACCTGCTGCGGACGAGGTTCGGGCCCGCCTACCAGTCTCCCGCGCGGGGCCTGCAGTCTCTGTCACAGCTGACGAACATCGCGCTGCTGGGGAATGTGTTCTCTGGCCTGATGAACGTCGCTGACGTCGGAGCGATCGCAGCGCAACACGGTGTCCTGCCACTGGTCGCCGCCGTCACGAAGGTGGTTCGCGGGACCGCCAAGCTCAAGGCGGCTGACGTCGGTATGGCGGAAGCGATCGGGGCGGAGTTCGTCTACGGAACTCGTGACCCGATCAAGCTGCGCGTCCCCCTCACCGAGCGCACAGTACAAATCTCCCTGGCGAAGGCCCTCGACAAAACCTTTAAGCTGTCCGGCTTCAAAGCCCTTGACACGGTGATGAAGGAGGTCAACCTCAACGCTGCGATGGAGAAGTACTCTCGCCTTGCCCGCACCAAGCCTGGCGAGGCCCGCATTCTCCGCCAGTACGGCGACTACTTCACAACGGATATGCCGCAACTCCTGGCCGACCTACGCGCGGGGGCGAAGACGAAGCTGACAACCGAACTCGCCTTCCGCGAACTCTCCGACGCGCAACCTACAACCAAGATCGAGATGCCGAAGTTCTACCTCGACCATCCGAACTTGCGATTCGGCTACGCCCTCAAGTCCTTCATGATCAAGCAGATGAACTTCGTCAAGAAGCGGGGGATCGACGAGATTGCGAAGGGAAACTTGGTTGAGGGCGGGGGCTTCATCACCCGCTACGTGTTGATGGCGGGGGCGGCAGGCGCGACGATGGACTGGGTCGTGAAGTCGCTGCTCGGGCGGGACGCCGACCTTGATTGGAAGTCCATCCCCCTCAACGCACTGAAGAACCTCGGCCTCTCCGAGTACGTGATTGACAAGGCGAGGCAAGGGAAGGGCAAGGAGGCGATCTTGGCGGCGACCGTCCCGCCCGCTGACCCGATCCTCAACATCATCACTGCGGACCCGCAGGCCGTCCGGTACTTCCCTCTCGTGGGCCGCCTTGCCTACGATCGCCTGATGGACGGCGCAGAGAAGGCGAACGCTGCGAAGAAACTCGCGGAGAAGAGGAAAGCCGCCGACGAGCGGCGGACACCAGAGGAGCGGAGGGAACTCGAACGCCGTGCGCTTGAGCGCAGAAAGGAGCTCGTCCGTGAGCGCTAACCTAGGTCGGAACGATTACCTGGCTCTTGGTGACTTCAACGCGCATTGCGCGGAGTGCGGGGCCAAGTTCAAGGGCAGCCAGTTGAAGAAGAACTGGAAGGGGTTCATGGTGTGCCCGAGGGACTGGGAGCCCCGCCACCCACAGGACTTTGTGAAGGCGGTCCCGGAGAAGCCAGCTCCGTGGTCGCAGGAGTACGGGCAGACCTTCGTGGACTTCCCGAGCGACTAGCGCCCCAGCTTCCAGGTCGTCTTGCGGGGTGTCAACTCCCGCGTGACCTTGCGGTCCATGCAGTTCGGCTCTCCCTTGCAGCCCCCACAGCACGCCTTGTTCTGGCGGACTGCTTGGGGGCTGACTCCTAGGCGGGCTGCGATCGTGCCGGTCTTACGGAAGCGGGTGAAGAAGAACCAGAGGCAGCAGTACCCCAGGTCCTTGGTCACCATACTCTCGACGGTCGGGCGGGTCATGCAGGCTCCTAGTTGTGGGCGCGTACAATGCGGGTATTATGCGCCCGTAGAATTACAAGTCGGAATCATTATAGCTATCAACAATCTCTTGCTCAGTAGCCCCGCGCGTCTTACCGCACTGACGGCACTCCATGCAATCTCCCTCGCCAACAGACGAGTCACCTGGAATAAGCCTCCAGTCGTGATCCTCATCCGGCTCGCCGTCACGGCAATCCCAGCCAGGTACTTTCATGCTTACGCTCCTGTGTAGATCAGCACCGCAAACTCCGGCGTCGTCCCATTCCCTTCGAAGGTCATCTTGATCTGCCCGGAGCGTATGGCGCCCGCGAGCACACCCTCGAAGTCACGGAAGTCTGCAAAGTAAGAGTGGATGTGATGGTACGCCTTGGTGTAGGAGACCTTACCGTACCGCTTGACGAACTGGATGAAGCGCTCCGCTTGCAAGCTTTCCTCACTCCGTCCGATCCGTGAGAACACCTTGTCGAGATCATGCTCCGTAGCCTCGAGCATCTTGTCGGCCAGGACTACGTCCTCGAGTTCGATCACCTGGCTGTCGCCCCGCGAGACACTCAGGATAAGGGCCAGCTTTAGCATGTGGGTTTGCTTGCGGGCGAGGTAGCCATCGAGCCTGGCGTCATCAATGCGCTGGTTGTGGGTTGACCAGAGCTTGTGGTACCAAGTGCGTATCCAAGCACGGCAGTCCTCGGGCAAGGTGAACGGGCCCGTGAGGGTCGTCGAGATCGTCTCGAGGTCTGCGGTCAGCTGCTGCGCCCTTAGCTCGTGGTCCGGCCTGGTGTGCTCGTCCGGGAGGGCAATGAAGTTTTCCTTCTTGTCCGCGTAGACGAAGACGCACCGCGACGTAAACCCCCCTCCGACCGTAGCGGCAGGCATGTTGTCTGCGATCCAGTGTGGCGTGGTGCAGCCAATCATGTTGATCCATGGAGCGGCGATGGTGTCACTTCCTGAGCCCTTCGTGATCTTCTCGAAGCTCTTCCGGCCATCCCACAAGGCGATGAAGAGGTTCACCATGTCACGGTCTTGCGGGTTGATCAGGTTGCCCAGCTCGCCGGAGGCGAGGGTGATCGGCGACATGGGGACGAAGTCCTCACCGAATTGAAACTCCTCTTGCGCCCCCGCGAAGGCGGTCACGAGGGCTTGCCAGGTCACCACGTCCGGGCCGAACTTGATGCCCGGGACGTTCTTCACCAGGTCCATCCCCATGTCCATTGTCGTGGTCTTGGAGATAATCCCTGGCGGTGCGACGAAGATGATGTAGAAGTTCGGGTACCACTGGAATCGCTTCATGTCGATCCAAACCTTGCGACGGAGGCACGCCGCAATGCAGGAGACTCCCGCCCAAAAGTGCATGATCCGCGGGGCCTCCGTGCCCGCCGTGTAGTCGAGATAGGCGGGAATCCAATCACCGACTAGGCGGGTCATCAGCAATGTCCCCAAGAGATAGTCGACGTCTTCGTCCCTGAGGGAATGATGAGCGGGTCGTCGTAGGGGAGGATGATCTGGGAGGCTTCGTCGAGCTGAGCCAGGCACTCGGCGCGGCGATGTTGGGGGAACTGGCCGACAAGCGAGTCGTGCACTTGGAGGAGGATCCAGATGTGCGGGTAGCGCTTGTAGACGTTCATCCAGATCCGATTGATATAAAGCGCGACGGTAGACTGGGGAACCCAGGCAATGGCTTCGCGACAAGTTCCTTCATCGATACGGTCGAAATAGTAGCGACGGTAGCCGAAGATATTCTCGGCGTACCGGCGGGACCGGAGCTGAGCGCAGAATTCCTTCTGCCACTCGGCAATCCGCTTCATTCGTCCAAGGTACCACCTCTGCGAACGCTCAGCGTCATGAACGGTGAGGCCAAGGCGGGCTGCCAACCCGTAAGGTGTACCAAGGTAATGAGTTCCGTGCGCGAAGGACTTGAATGTTCGATACTTCGGATTCTCGCTGCCATCCTCCTTAGTCTTCTTGATCGTTGGGTCTTTGTAGAACTCCCGAGCAATCTCCACATAGGGATCCTTTCCTTCACGCAGCATGGCCTTCATCTCAGGCTCGTCCGCTTCCCACGTTACAATCCGCAAGTCAGCCTTGCTGAGGTCCTTGTCGAAGATCTCGTAGCCGCCGTCCGGAACGTACATCTTGCGGACGTTCGGCAGCACGAGGTCGGATTCGTCGTCCTCACCTCCCTTCGGGATGTTCTGGAGGTTGCCGCCGGAGCCAAAGGCGTTGGTGCTTGAGGAGAAGCGGAAGGTCTCCGTCCCGCAGATGTTGTACGACGTGCGCATCCGCTTGTCTTGGTCCAGGCGGGCCCGCACGAACGTCTTGAGGAAGACGCCAATCGAGCGGTACTCGGCAATGGCGCGCAGCAGGGGGCGTAAGAGCGGTTCCCGCAGGCCGATCTCGTGGAGGGCGGAGTCGTCGCACGTCAGGTGGCCAGGCACACCCTTCTTGGCCTTGGTATAGATGGGCCGCTGCTTGAGGTCGCCGTAGAACAGGGCGGTCATCTGGGTCGGCGAGCCTGGGTTGAACGGGTGGCCGAGGACGTGGGCGAAGTAGCGCTCCCGCTTCTCCAGCTCCGCCTCAAGTTCGTCGTCGAGTTCCTTGCGAAACTTCTCGTCGATCCGCACGCCCCGCTGCATGCACTGGAGGACCGGCCAGAAGAACTCTTGCTGGAAGGCGTCGACCTCGCGGGCCCCCATCTTCTCCACGACGCCCGTCAGCACCTCGCCGACCTCGCGCGTATAGACGCAGTCAGTGCCGTTGTAGATCCAGCGCTGGCGCTCCGGGACCTTCGGGTCGACGACCTTACCGTCGTCCTTCCAGTACTTGTAGTAGTCGCAGTAGAGCGAGGCCTGGAACGCGAGACTCTTCTGCAGGCCGCAGAAGACGGAGTGGTGCGCGATCATCGTGTCTTGCGCTCCCCGCGGGACGAAGTGCCAGTGGCGGTAGGTGTACTGCGCATCGTACAGGCCGTTCTGCCAGCGGACCTTGACGCGAGGATGCGTCAGTACCTTGTAGAGCTGGTAGACGATTGCGGCTTCGCTCTCCTCAGACCAGTACCCGGCCTTGTCCTCGCGGCACATCAGGGGGATGATGATGGCATCGACTCGGGACCAGGAGAGGCCAACGCAATCGATATGCCCTGCGGCGGTCTCGATGTCGAAGTCGATCCACTCGATCGTGCCGTCTTCGAGGCCGTGGAGGAGGAAGCTCAGGACATCAAGGCACTCTTCCAGAGTCTTCGGCACGTCGAAGTGCCAGAGCGGGACATTGCTGTACTCGGCGGTCTCGCGCTCCCTTGCGGCCCGCTTTAAGTCGTTGATAACCGTTGGACGGGAAGCAAAGTCGCGAAGGACCAGGGCGGGGTGAAGCGTCGGGATGACCTTGTGGCGGAACGGAACTGCACCGGCGGGCCACCACTCGTGCGGGACCTCAAGGTGGAGCTGACTCCCCCGCCACTTCGTAATGCCGTCGTAGCCTGTCAGGGCCCACAACGCCGTCTTGCCCAGCGCGACAATCACGTTGGGCTTGACCTCGACGATCTCTTGCATCATGCGTAGGACGCCAGCCCGAACGATAGGGGCAGCGTACTTGTCCCGCAGCTTCACCATGTCAGGGGTAATGTCCTTGCGCTTCGAGGTCACCCACCTGTCGATGTCGTTGTTCTGCGGGCGGGCGTTCACGACGTTAGTCGTGTAGCACTCCGAGCGCATGATCCCAGCTTCGTGGAGCATACGGTTCAGCTCTTGACCGCTTGCCCCCTGGAATGGCAGGCTTGTGCGCTCTTCTTCTTGGCCCCAGGCTTCGCCGATCAGCATGATCCGCGCGCCGGCCGGGCCGTCACCTCCGGCGGCGTGGAGTGTCATATACACCTCCGAGTTCAGAGAATTTTTCAATGAGCGTCTGGGCGATATGCTGGATAGCGTACGCCTCGAACTCGCTGGAGGGGGTCTTCTCCCCAATCTCGTCGCAGTGGGCTTGCCAGATGTGCACTGCCTCGTGGACAAGGAGGCCGCAGACGGCTATCGGGTTGACCTTCTCCGTTGGGGAGAGCGCAACGATGGCGGCGAGCTTACCGCCCTTGCTCTCGAAGTAGTGCGTGGTTGCGCCGTTCGCAGCGGCACGGGTCTTTGGCCGCATGCTCTTCTTGACCTTGAGGCCGTCGAGCATCTCGCGGAAGTCCTTGTCTGTCAGGGAGAGGCCGATGTAGTACTGGCAGTGGTGGAGGTCGCGGTCGCACCAAGGGGAAGGTTTCTTGCTCATGGAGTAGATCCCCAGGTAGAGCCAATGGTGGGGACGGTCTTAGCGTCGCTATCTTTGAGTGCCTTCCAGCGTTCTTCCTCTTCCGGCGTCCAGCCTGTTGGCTGGAGGTAGGGCTCGGGGGCCAGCCGCTCCGGCGCTGTGTTGCCGCTCTCCACGATGAGCGCCTTCATCAGGATGCAGTAGTTGATCAGGTCGTCGAGGCGCCCTTCAATCGGCTCGGAGAGTTGCTGCACCTGCGCCTGGGCGTCCTTGCGGACGTAGGTCGCGATGGCGTCATAGTGCTTCGAAGCGTAGATGAAGGCGACCTGGAGTGGGGTGGCGCCCGTCAGTGCCGCCCCGCGCTTGAAGTTTGCGAGGCGGTCCTCGCTGCCCGCGTACTCTTCGCCCTTCAAGAGCAGCAGCTTGGCAGTCGAGGTAATCGTCTCCTG